AGATCATCTCCCATGGCCATCGCCCAAACAGCTCCGGTCATAAAAGCCAGCAACACGGCTATGTAGGAGTTGGCACTGGACGTAATATACGCTCCAGAAGCCATAATCCCATAGTTTCGTTGGGCTATGAGAGTCCCATTGGATAGGACAAACAACTTACGAGACAATATCTTGACCCTATTACGAATCAAGACCTCGCCTAATGAACCAGGTGGCAAACCATAGCAATTAATCGTCTTCAACCCAAAGGCCTCCATTTCGATTTCTCGCACTTGGTAATCCCATCCCTCCCCGTCTGCAGAAGCCACTAGATCAGTTGGACACTCCTGCACATTATTATAAATATCTCTCAGGCCATCATCATGCAAGCCCATACCAGGTTTAACTGGTATAGAGCGATGACTTTGAATCTCCAGACGATTCTGGGGACCAAAAATTAAACGATCAATTACTTGATCGACTAATGAGACATTGGAGATAAGACGGTAGAAACCTTCGCTCAATTTCTTCTGCGAATGTGGTTCATCTTTAATAAATACTCTAACTGGATCACTCAAATCTTCTAACACTAACATTTCAGGAGTTTCTCCTTCCACATAACCATTATTAAATAACTTACAAATTCTATCATATACAACATTAACTACGAACTCTAAATGACTATTTACAATTTCGGCGTTCTTGCCACCTAACACCCCAAGAGGAACTCCGGGGTGGGAGTCTCTCTGTACGAGTTTGGTGAGGACAAAACGAATTCTAGAGTACAACTCCGAAGCTGCCACGCCTGTAGGGAGTTCGCATTTCGTAAATAACTCTGGTAACACCGCTGATGGGTAATCCGATTGTATAGTCTTAATTGTTTCCGCGTAAAGTGGACCATGATCACCGATTGGTTCACAGGTCCTGCTGGTATGATTGATGAGGGATCGCAACTCGGCAGGGCCTCCTGAAGGAGGCCAATTGAACTTTGCAAGATCTCGTCCGGATGTTCCCTCAAGAGCTTTCTCAAGGTAAGAAGTAATTTTGCGTCGTCTACTCCCAACGCTAAAGGCGCAGGTGCCGACTTCGACAATCTCTTTCGAGTTCTCTTCTTCTTCTGGATGGATGATGTATTGTCCGAGTTGACGGTGTCTTTTAAGGTCGGACTCGGGACCTGGGGAAAATCCTCAGGTTTAATCACTACAATCTCCGGGGTTTCCACAAAAGAAACTTTAGGTTTCTCTACGGGAATCGCATCTTCGAAAGTAGGAATGACGGAAAAATCCATCTCCTCGAGATTTGACCATGAATCTGCATTGTCTGGGGGTAGGGTGAAAGCCTTCCTCTTAGTGTTATACACATAAGTAGACCTTCTCTCCGTCGCCCCATAAAGTTCCAAATCAAAGTTTTTATCATCATCGGAGGCTTTCCAATCTAAATTGAAGTCCTCCGTCCAATCACCTTCTGTAGTCCAAGACTCATTGGTGATTTCGTCCCTAGCCCAGAAACAAGAGGTGGCTATATTAACCCCCTTCTGCTTAAGAGCCGCACAATGGACTCCAACTATAGTCTGATCAACTATAAGAGGAGAACCACTACAACCGGGATAGGTTGTACAAGTGTGATTATTTCGGAAAACCGTGGAACTTCCGGTCATCTGACCGGTCGAAACAAAGAAACGTCCCAATGGATCAAATCCATAAACTCGCACGGTTGGGTTTCCCTTAACCATACGAGTCTTCATAGCTCTAACCTGTAAAGCCGCCAAAATGTGATCTGGTATAGATACAATTTGAACGTCTCCAACAGTGGTGCCTAAAATCGGAACGAAATCCTCGGGAGACATTAAATGCACTCTCCCGCGATTTTCCAAACTAACTTTACCCCCCGATGCTTTCATCAAGAGGTAACTATGTTTTGCCATTACTATCTTAGTACTCTTACCATATTTGATACGAGAACACAAGCCAAATAACTCGTCACGCTCATTTCGTAAAGACATGAGGGACGGATGAGCAGTGAAACCAGGGGTCTCACTTAAGATGGTGACGATCGAAGACCGCACAGCCATCTCAGGACTCTCCTCATCCTTAAGTTTCCCTAGGACGGGTGATTTCTGAACTGATCGTATAATATTTGGTTCGGCTCGAACTCTAACCCTTTGACCGGCGAATTCAATCTCAATGTAAGGTCCATCAACGCTCTCGCATAATTTCCCCGAAATTTCGGGTACTTTTGTAGCTACGTATCTGGTCAACTTCCACCAACAGTAACAGGTCCGAACTAAAGTCCAAACCTTTTGACAAACAAAAGCGACCATCTTATATACCGTGGTCACTATACGGTTTAAAAACAGGTAAAAGATAGGAAGATGGCACAAAACCATCATGGG